GGGTCTGCCAGGCCAAGGAGGCGCCTTCGACCACCAGGTTCCAGGCAATGCCGGCAGCCAGTGCGATTGCATCCATCAGGGCTGTGCCGATGGCGCCCCAGTCAAGCTCGTTGAAACGTTCGCTCAGCTCATCTTTCAGCGTGCTGGCAGCGCCGCTCCACAGCTCCCACGCTGCCTTAGCCGCAGCTGTGATGAAGCCCATCAGCGCGGTCCCGATCGAGGCCCAATCGCTCTCCTTATCGGTTACGCCTTTGTTTAGGCCAGTGAACCAACTGGCGACGCCCTTCGCACCTGTAACCAGCAGGCCCCAGGCCGCGTCGATGGCGTCGATGATGAATCCCATCAGCGTAGAGCCGATGTGGCCCCAGTCGATCAGGCCCAGGGCCAGCGCGAGCGTGTTGTAGTACCAGACGGCGCCCTGTACGAATGCGCCCCACGCGGCGTCGATGGCCGCCGAAATCGTATCCATCAAGGCCGTGCCGATAGCGCCCCAGTCGAGCGCATCCCAGGCGTCCTTGAGTGTCTGCCAGGCCAAAGATGCGCCTTCGACCACCAGGTTCCAGGCGATGCCGGCAGCCAGCTTGATTGCCTCCATCAGCGCAGTGCCGATGGCGCCCCAGTCGAGCGCGGCGAAGGCGTCCTTGAGGGTCTGCCAGGCTAAAGTGGCGCCTTCGACCATCAGGTTCCAGGCGATGCCGGCGGCCAGCTTGATTGCCTCCATCAGCGCAGTGCCGATGGCGCCCCAGTCGACCGCGGCGAAGGCGTCGCTGAGAAGCTGCCACATGGCGGACGCCGACTTGACGAGGAGGTCCCAGACGACGCCGGCGGCCAGCGCGATTGCGTCCATGAGCGCGGTGCCGATCGCTGGCCAGTCAATTGCGGCAAAGGCATCTTTAAGGAGCTGCCACATGGCGGATGCCGATTTGACGAGCAGGTCCCAGACAACACCGGCGGCCAGTGCAATTGCATCCATGAGCGCGGTGCCAATGGCTGGCCAGTCGACTGCGGCGAAGGCGTCGCTGAGAAGCTGCCAGGCCTCGCCGGCACCGTCGACGAGGAGCTGCCAGGCTGCGCCGGCTGCGATCGTGAGAGCCGTCATCAACGCTGTGCCTATTAAGGCCCAGTCGGTTTCGGCGAACCGCGCACTGAGCTCACTCCACAGCTCGCCGGCCGCACCGCTCCACAGATCCCAGGCCGCCCTGGCCGCAGCTGTGAGGAAACCCATAAAGGCGGTCCCAATCGCGGCCCAGTCGCTCTCCTTATCGGTTACGCCCTTGTCGAGGCCGGTGACCCAGCTGGCGACGCCTTTCGCGCCGGTGACCAGCAGGCCCCAAGCCGCGTCGATGGCGTCGATGATGAATCCCATCAGCGTGGAGCCGATGTGGCCCCAGTCGATCAGGCCCAGGGCCAGTGCGAGCGTGTTGTAGTACCAGATGGCGCCCTGGACGAATACGCCCCACGCCGTGTCGACGGCCGTCGATATCGTATCCATTAGCGCCGTGCCGATGGCGCCCCAGTCCGTGTCCTCAAATTTCGTTTTCAGGTCTTCGTACAAACCGGGTGCCGCGTTGACCAGATTGTCCCACGAGGTTTTTGCAGTCTCGACGACATCGCCAAATGCCGTCTTTATCCCCTCGACCGCGCCTGTCGCAAGGTTTTTCGCCGTGTCCCAGGCCGTGCTCCAATCGCCCGTCAACAGCGCAGTCAACCCCTTGGCCGCCTCGCGTACGGTTGGTATGGCCTGGTTTGCCAAATCCAGCAGCTTGTCAGTGACGGGGCTGACACCGACGATCGTCTCCCGCCAGATGGCGGCCAACGCTCCGCCCAGGGTGTCGTACTGGACGTTCAGGCTGTCGGCCGCGCCCTCCATGTCCTCAAGACTGGTCTTGGCCGTGCTGAGGCCCTCCACAAAGGCCTGGCCCAGGTCCTCGGCTTGCGTGCCGAACAGGGCCACCTGCAGGCGGTTGCGCTCCAGCGGGTCTTCGATCTTGTTGAGCTCCGCGATGGCGCGCCCAAAAACGTCCTCGATCGTCAGCGAGCCGTCCGACAGGCCGGCGAAGGTGTCAGCAGCTGAAAGCCCCAGCTCGTCGAGCGCGGCGCTGGCGTCCTTCGTGCCCTCCTGGACGCGAATGCCGAACTCCTTCATGGCGTCGGCAATCTTGTCGGTCCCGAGGACGCCGCCGGCGGCCCCGGTTTCCATCAGGCTGAAGAACTGGTCGGCCGCAAATCCAGACTGTGAGAAGAGGTTGCTGTACTCGCCAATGGAGTCAAGGAAGTCGTCGCTCTTATTGAGGCCGCGCTGAAAGCCGGCGGCGATCAGGTCGAAGGCCTGATCCGGAGTCAGGTCGTCGAACTCTTTCTGCAGCGTGCTGGCCGCTTTGATGACCTCCTCGATCGGCTCCTCGAAGGCGTCCGAAATGGCAAAGGCCTTCGCAGTCAGCTGCTCCTCCTGGCCGACCACGTCCTCCATGTGCTTGCTCAATAGCGCCACGGCCGCGCCAGCCTCCTGGACGCTGTCGGCAAAGTTCTGCCCGAAAACGCCCCTGGCCGCTTCAGCCAGGCGGTCCGCCTCCTCGCGCGTCGTGCCGAGGCTGGCCTCAATCTGGCGCGCCGCGGCCTCCGTGTCGGCCGACACGTTAAATGCGGCCGTCCCGATTGCGACGACGCCGGCAACCACGGCCGCGGTCGCTCCCGCCACCGCGCCGCCGAGCACGCCGGTCACCTTCGAACCGAAGGCCCCGATCTTGCTCTGCGAGCCCTCGACCGATTTGTCAAGCTCTTTTGTATCGCCGCCAAAAAACAAAACGGCATCCCCAAGCCGGAATGCCATTTCAGATCTCCTTTATCCCGCCGTTGTCCTCACGAGATGTTCATGAACTCGCCCAGCTCCGCGTCCGTCGCGCCGTCGACCGCGGCCGGCTCCTCCTTCTTGCCCGCGCTCCACACCGCAGCGGCGATCGTCTTTGCCTCGAACTGCTTGCGGTCGATGTAGGCCGTCAGCAGCTCGTGCCCCAGCCGTCCGCCCAACGCAAGCGCCTCGGCCGTCGTCATTCCCCACTCGGCGCAGGCGAGCTCGATGAAGGCGCCATCCGACTCAGGCCACGGCTCACGATTCGCCTTGTGTCGAAAGGGTCGGACATCTCCATAAGAGTCAGAAGCGCCCGCACAATCTGCCGGTCCGTCGCCTTTTCCTCTATCTCTGCGCGGTCAGCCTCGAGCTGCGGATCGTAGGTGCAGATGGCGTCCAGCACCGCGACCGGAGCCTCCAGGATGAGCTTCTCGATCGCCGGGACCAGCTGCATGAAATCGCTGATACTGGAATCCGGCCCCAACTCGGCTGCAGAAGCCGCCTTGTCCGTCAGCGGCGTCACCTGCGAGGTGAGAAAAGGCCAGAACTTGCGCGTCCGGACGTAGGGGGCTTCCTTGACTGTATAGGTGGTCTCGCCAAGCACGATATCCGCTGTGCGAATAGCGGCCAGGTCGTCGGATTGCTTGTCGTTTTTCATCGATGCTCCTCAGGTAAATTTGTGCATCTTGTCGGTTTTTGCGCGCTCCGGAGCGGACCCGGGCAGCTGCCGGTGGATCCACGTGGGCCCGCCGCGGCGCAGGCCTCGATGCGGCCGCTATACAGAACGCACAAAAAGATAACGATCATCATTCGTCGCTGGCGGGAGCGGTGACGTAGATCAGTTGCGCGACCTGCCCCTCGTCGTCGTTATGCAGCGCATGGCATACGATCGGTAACATCGACACAGCGCCTTGTTGGAAAGGCGTCTCGCCATCCGGCTCGACAGACGCTTCGTACAGACGCCAGCGCACCGGCTGTTTTTTCCCGTTTACATCCAGCCGAAAAGCCTCGATGCCGATACATTTGCTCGGATTGTCCTGTCCCGACCCAACCTTGAGATCCGCAAAGGCACGCTGGCCGTTTGCGGCTGCCGTCTCGGTCAGCGTGCTGTCGGGAAAGACAAGTTGCAGGTTGGCGGGCGTGTACTCAAGCAGCGTAAAGGCAAACGCCACTTCACGGCTCGTGGGCACACGCTTCAGCGGCAGCAAAATACCGTCGGCTTTTACATCATACATCGTCGAGCTGTGCCGCATCTGTACGCCGGAGCCCGTCATCAGCAGGCCCATTGCTGTCCAGCCGGCCCAGTCATCTCCGTAGCTCACGGAGGTCTCGTCCGGCAGTGCAGTGTTTGGATCGGACTCCCAGACCTTGCCCGGTCCGATCAAAACGTTGTCGATTCTGGTGGTCATCTAAGCTCTCCTCAAATCCATGCCGTCACGGACAGGTCGATCTGCCGCTCGTGCGTATTTGTCTCGTCCTCGTAGTCGTCGCTGACAGCGCCGATCAGGATTTCCCGGATGCACAGCGACCGCCTGCCATCGGCGAGAACGCATTCGGGCAACGCCTGCGTCACCGCCTTGGCCAGGTCCTCCATCTCCTGGTAGCGCTGGGCAAAGCACACCACCCGCCACCCTTGCGTCGTCAGCGTCATCTCGCCGTCGGTCGTAATAGGAAGCGACCGTCCGTCATGGTCGTAGATCAGCGCCGGCAAGTCTTCAGAAATGCCCCACATCCCGAAATCGCGCTCGGGATTCAATCTCCGTCCGCTCTGTACCCGGATCTGCGGATAAATGCGGTCGTTTACGAGGGATTCAACACCGTCGTCTGCTCCTAGAATTTCGGCCAGCTCATCGCCTATCCGGTCGCTCACAAGCCGATCTCCCTGGCCATGTGGTCCGCCACCGCCCTGGCCGCCGCAACTCGCTTGGCCTGCAGCGCCGGGCCCAAAAAGGGCTGTGCCCGGTGCCGGCGCGTGCCGCGCTCCTGGAAGCCGGCGTAAAACTGCGCAAAGGCGGCCAGCGCGGTCCCCCGCTTCAAGCGGGGCGGTCTCCTGCGTCCCCTGCCGCCGCGGTAGGTGCTCTTGCCGCCGGCCGCCTTGGCGTATCCCGACTTGCGCAGCCGGCCGCTGCGGCGGCGCGTTAGCGGCCTTGCGGCCCTCAGGACCACCTGGGCCCCGGAAAAAAGCGCGTTGGCCCGCTCCTCGTGCACCGCCTTCAGCAGCTCGTCGCCGTGCCAGGTCACCGCTGTGGTCATGCCATCAGCCCGGACCTTGAACTCGACCGTCATGCCTAGTTCGCCACCTCATTCGGCCCGATAACGGTCACCTTCAGCCCGTCGACGTTGCTGAACGCGATGCTGGTATAGCCTTTATCGGCGCCGCTGCGCTCGTTGTGGGCGCCGCGCGACAGTGGCGCGTACACCTTGTCTGAACTGGCATCGATCGCAATGGTGCGGTCAGGCAGCGCGAGGCCGTACTGATCCGGAGCGTGCGTGGTGATCGTCATCGTGGCCGCCCCGGCCCCTTTCACGATGCGCAACTTCTCCATCCCCGTGTTTTTGTACTTGTGCGCGGCGTCGGCCACCCACACCAGCGCGGCAGAGCCGTCCTCCAGCAGGTTGTCGTGATCTGTCAGGTCGGTGCCCCCGCCTGCCGGCGTCACCACGTGCATTCTCGCCATCTTGCTCTCCTCTATGCCGCGCCGCCGCGGTACTCGCACCGCAGCAGTGTCCGTTCACGCGTTCCGTCCGGGTCGACCGGCTCGGTGAGAATATCGAGCCGGGGTCCGTCCGGCAAAATGTACACCGCCATGTCGGGCGTGATGTCGGTCCGGTACCGCAGCTCGATGTCATGGCTCGCCGTCGCCAGAAGGCCTCCGGCCACAACGCCCTCATTTTTGCCCGTCTGCGATCGCACGTGCCCCCACGCTTGAAAGGCTTCCGTCCAGGTCACGACCTGCTCGCCCGACCGGTCCCTGCTGTACGTCGGGCGCTCAAACCGCAGCCGCGTCCGCAGCGAGCCCGCAAACGGCGCATTCACGACGACCAGCGGATCTTGTATGCGCTCATCAGCATCTGCGCGGCCGGGTTCGGGATCGCAATCACGCCCGGCTGCGTCCTGTGCGCCTCGCGCTCGATGTACAGCTCCGCCGCTACCATCAGCGTGGCCTGGCGCAGCGCCACCGGTATTTCGTTTACCGAGGCATAGCCGGCCACGTAGCTGATGCGCACCGCCCTGCGGTCTTCGTTGTAGTGGCTGCGCGGCAGAATCGACGTGCCGCTCTTCATGCGCACCGACGACCGCAGCGTGAAGGCCTGCGCCTCCCAGTGCTTCGCGTCAAGCGTTTCGTAGTCGCCGTCCTCGTCCCGGTAGGCGACTTCGCTCACCTCCTGCACATAACCGCCGGGCAGATAGACGCTGACCCAGGCCGGAAATGCCGGCAGATAGGCCTGCACCGATCTCTGGCCCATCCAGTGGCCGGTCATTTCCTCGACGCCGGCCACCGCGGCCTGCAGGTACAGGTCGATCAGGCTGTCCTCGTCGTCGGTGTCGACGCGCGCCTGGCGCTTCACCTGCTCCCTCGTCACCGGCGACACCTCGGCCAGGTCGGTCGGACGCGGCGACACTTCGACCACGTCACTGTATGGCACGTAGACGTCCTGACGGTAATAGGCGGGGTAGGATCCGTAACCGTGCGATCCGAACATGTTAGTCGTCCCGCTCCGTGCTGGGCGGCGTGTGATGCGGCTTGATGTCCTTCTCTTTAATCGTCTGCGCCGCGCCGATCTCGATCAGCTCATCGGCCACGCCGGTCGGCAGGTCGTAGACCTTGCCGGCAAGCAGCACGCGCTCCGGATTGGCGCTCGGCTGCAGAATCAGAACCTTCATTCCTCAGTCTCCTTTGCTGCAGCCTTGCGGGTCCGCTTTGGCTTCGGCTTTTCCTCCGCAGCCAGCGGCTCCGGGATCAGCTCGGCATAACCGCCGTCGACCAGCTCCCGGCCCATGCTGTCGTCGATGTCGTACTCCTGGCCCACGTTCAGCATGCCGTCCGGCCCGGATCCCTGCACCTTCATCTTGATTCTCACGTCATTTCCCTCCGTCGATTACGACCTGCGCGGTCAGCTGTCAAGCGCCGGCGACGCCACCACCACCTCGGCCAGCACGTCGTCGTCCCCGGGCGGGGGCGTGCGGAAGCTGGCATAACGCAATGCATGCGTGGCGCCGAACGCGATGTTGGCCACGGTCGACAAAATGCGCGCGCGCAGATAGCGTTGCAGCGGCCGCTTGACTTCAATCCGCAAGACATGGCCGTTCAGGTCGTCGTCGGCCGCCGAGGTCGCCGAGATCTCCTTGATGTCGAGATCCGTAAACGTCGTGTTGTCGGTGGACCCCTGCACGCGCAGCTCCGCCTTGCCTGTGTTCAGGCTGTCGGTGATCGGCAATATGAAGAGCGCGCACTGAAACCCCGTCATATCGATACTGGCGCTGGTTTCGTCCGTGTTGCTGGCGGCGGCAATCGGGTCCTCGACGATGTCGTGCAGGCTCTCGGTAACGATTTCCATTCTCTGACTCCCTCCTGTCGCGGCCGGGCCGCAACGGTTATGCGAGTGTAACCCGGGCGAACGCGTCGTACAGGATCGGCTTGCCGTCGGTCTTGGCGCGCATGATGAATACGATCAGGTTGCTGGTCGCAAACTGCTGGTCGACGCGCTGAATTGTGACGTCGTAAGCGTCGGCAATCTGGTAGCCCATCTTGAAATTGCCGACGATGGCCACGTAATTGCCCGTGGTGAACACGGCCGGGTTGTACTCGCTGATGTAGGCCGGATTGCCCAGCAGCCTGTCCGGCTGCCGCATGTCCAGCGACATGTGCCAGATCGGATAGCCTTCGGTCGTGCGCAGCAGCGACACCTGTCGCCAGAACTCGCGAGCGCCGAACCAGACCAGGTCGCGCCAGTAGGGGGTCCGGATCGACCACTTCGCACTCTGCACACCGACGAGCGTGACTTCGGTAGTGCTGTTGCCGGTCGACACGTCGCGGCTGGTGGGAATGCCCTGGTCGCTTGCAGTATAGACGCCCATGGCTTCGTTGACGCCGTTGCCGGTCAGATAGGCCCGCTCCTCCGTGATGCCGCGCTGATAGCCCAGGCGGCCGACCAGGTAGGAGCTAAGCGACGGCGTCTGCATCATCGCGTCCCAGCTGAGCGCCACGCCCTTGGTCATGTTTTTCGGCCGCAGCACTCGCTTGCCCCACTTGGCGTTGGTGAGCTGCACCGCATTCAACTCGCCGGTCCAGTCGGCCGCGTCGACGTCATCCTCCAGGAAGACCACCTCAAGGGTCTTGGCGTCGACGCGCGGCACCACCTCCGCCATCTGGCGGATGTAGACCATGTTGTCGGCGATTTTGAGGATGTCGTTGATCATCTGCACCGGCGCAAGCCAGTAGCCGCCGGATTCGTCCAGGTCCAGCTGCGCATTTCTCTGCGCCTCCGGGTGCTGGCCGAAGTAGCTTTCCATGTCCTTGCGGTAGGCTTGCGAAGAGCGGCGGGCGATGAAGTCCCACTCCTCCTTTACCTCCGGGTTCGGCATGTGGCTCTCCAGCTCCATGCCCCACAGAGACTGCGGGCCCTGCTGGTGCCAGCGGTACGGCACGCTGTCCGCGCTGTACTGCTCGTGGTACATGCGCGCGTTGCGCCGCGCCTGCTCGGGCAGCGAATGGCCGTTGATGGCGGCCGCCATCTCGCCTTCGATGGTGGCGATGCGCTCCGACATCTCCTTGGCGCGCTCCTGCTCCATCAGGGAGCGGTTATCGCAGGCGGCGCTGAAAAGGGTGTTGTGCCGCTGCAGCTCCTCCGACGTCATCTCCCGCTTTTCAGCGATGGCCGTGTCGGCGATCTGCTTGGCCTCGGAAAAACCCTGCGCCGCAAGATCGAAATATTTCTTGACTTCACTCATGCCTCTCTCCTCGTCTCCTGTCTCAGGCCCGCAACGCAAGCCCCAAGTCCGCCATCGCCGTTGCCGCCTTCAGCGACATCTCCGTCGCGGTCACGTCCACACCCTGCACCTGCGTACGCCGCGCGATCCGCATTCGCCCGGCCTCCTCCTTCCACGACAGGTCCGCCGGCAGCGCCGGCAGCCCGCCCATCATTGAGATCATGGAGTGCATCGAATACATGGAACGCTGCGCCACACCAACCGACGTCTCCAGCAGCGCCGGCCAGGTCACCGGCGACGCCTCCCACATCCTGGCCTTGTGAATGGTGCGCAGATACTTGTCGTCCTCGTCGGGGTCCATGCCCCACTCATCCTCAAGCACGTCAAAACCGATGCTCGACTGCTTAACGTCCTTGCGGCGCACTGTCTCGACGTAGCCGGACGCCCAGCCAGGCGGCTCCACCGCGTAGCCCACACCCACGTCGTCCGACCAGACCCGCATGGTGCCCGAGCTCACCCGGCCGAGCGGCTGGGTGTCGTCGTGCTGCCACAGCGTGCACACGTCGTCCTGCCGCACCGACTCGTCGTAGGCCCCGGGCGCGATCAGCTCCCGCCATTCGTCCCAGAACCAGACCGTTTTCGCTCCGTACACGGTGGCATAGCCGCGCAGGCGGGTCGTCATCTTCTCTTCGTCGTCGCCGTCGGCCCGCTCTTCTATCTCAAGCTCCGGGGCGCCTGGTTGTACTCGCCATCTTTCCATGATTTACCCAAATATCGTTACGCCAACTCTCCATTTTACGCTAGATAGATGTGGTGCAATGCTTGTGGAGCCGGTGGTAGTTTTGTTCGGCACCCACATCGTGTTTGTTCCCTGCGTTCTGACTCTGACCTGAGTGGATGAAGCCTCAGAAAGGACAATGCTAAATTGCGAACTGGATGATGTGCTGTGACCCAACTGGGCCAGCAAAATCTCGTCGCCGACGCTGTATCCAGCTTCAGCGGTCTGGCAGATCAGACGCCCAATACAACCAACTGGGACGCGCCCGAGAGAGTGGTTTATTACCACATTCCCATTGTTCATGGGAATCGCGTTGCTCAGTTTCTCGTACGCCACGGAGTTAAGCGATTTCAGCAAATTCTTCGCCGAAATCCACTTTTGCGGGTCCCCGGATTGGTCCTCGTCGGAAATCAGAAGTCGGTCCGCGGCGGCGGCCTCGGACAGTTCAGTGGTGACGTCGTCGTGCAGGTCGAAAGCGTTGGTCAAGAACGCCTGCAGTGTCGACAGTCTCACCCAGCGGTTGGGAAAGCCGGGCGTGCCCTCGTCCGACATCAGAAGCCGGTCGTGGCCGGCCAGCGTGGTCAGCTCGGTGTTGACGTCGTCGTGCAAGTCGAACCCGCCAGGCAACCGGTTCATGCGCATGCGGCGCAGGTCCTGTTGTGTACCGCGCACGACCAGAATGAAATCCGCGTTTTCGTTCGGATTTCCCATCTCGTTGACTGTCGTGATCCGCTTGTCAGCCACTATCTCTCGCCCTTACGGACTCGGATTGATGCTCACAGACACTTCGCCGTAGGGAGACCAGATGTAACCGGTCTTTCCCGTTTCCGGCTCGTAGCTGACGCCCTCGCCAAATGGCCGCAGCAGCACGGCTCCGGCGCGCGCGCGCCTCAACGCCTCGCCGCTGGGCTCGCTGTCCAGCTGAACAAGGCAGGCGTAGTGATGCCGGCCCACCAGCGCTTCGTCCTGCCTAAGACCCGTATTCTGCACATAGTAGGTTGTGCCGTCGGTCAGGGCAGATGCCGCGCCGGTGATGACGTCCAGGGCTTCGCTGTCAATGTCGGCCAGATCCAGGTCGGCGTAGATTACAAGACTGCTCATCTGTTCCTTCTCTTTAGAAAGAGCCTGCCGCTCTTCGCAAGATACGCGGCGGCGATCGTTGCGTCAATAGGTTTCCGCGAAATGCGTCCCTCAAAGATAAAAATGCGTCCCGATTGGGACGCATTCGAAGCGGCGACACCGGCTAAGCTAAGTCGCGCGTATAGCGCGCACTGTGCAGTCGCATCCCTCGTGCAGCGGCCCGTGTCGCCGCGCATTGTTCACCGTCAAGGCCTCGCCGTCCGCTCCCGTCACGCTGTCGCCCGCGCCGACAAACGCCTCCCCGATCGCCACGGTCTTGCCGTCCAGGGCACGGCAGAACTGGCACGAATCGCCTCGAGCCGCCCAGGCGACGGCCGTAATGCCGACGGCCGCCATGCCGGCCAGCGCAAACGCGTTGCCGGCCGAAAAAGCCGTCTTTCGGGCCTTTCTGCCGGCCTCCGTTTCAGACCAGCCCATCATTCGCTCTTCGACCGCGGCCCGGGCGGCCGCCTCTCCGGCCTCTGCCCCTTCGTCGCGGATCAGCGCTTCTACTTGGCGCCTGTGCGATGCCGCATAGCCGTCCGCCGCCACCGCCAGCACCTCTTCCGCGTAGGCCTCGAGCTCAGCCTGCAGGTCCTCCGTCCAGCTCTCGTCAAGGCCCAGCACCACCATGCGCCCCGTGCGCGCGGCCAGCGTCTGCAGGAGGGCCCCGATTGCCTCACGGTAGGCCTCCGGCAGCTCGCGATCGTAAAACCGCCTCAGCCAGGAGACGAAGATGGTGAGCTCCGTGTCCGCAAGCGCTTTACGGACTGCCGCCGTTTCCAGCGCCACCACGTTCTCCAGCCGCGCCTGCAGGCCAGGTTGCGCCGCCGCCCACAGATCCCGCAAGGCCTGGTCGTACGCGGCTTGGCGCTGTTCTTGCTCCGCCTGCCGGCGGGCCCGCTCGTCAGCCGTCGATGACGCTTCGGACTTGTCAGAGCCGTTTACCGGCTGCAAATTTCCCGGCCGGAAATACTGGTCGCCGCCCTCGTAGGGCGGGTCGTTCTCCTTTGCCCGCGCCTCGTTCGGAGAGCGTATGCCGTTCATGATGCCGATCTGATAGGTGCGGTGACGCGTCAGGGTATCGCCGCGCAGCCGCTGGTCGACGTCGTAGTCGGCAAAGACGTTCGACTCCCAGCCCTCGCGCTCGATAAGGTCCATCGCCATCTGCTCTTCGTGGTTTACGATCCACGGCATCAGGCTGTCCTGGACGAAAGCGATAGACTGGTGCTCGATGTTTGAAAAGGTGGCGCGCTCCAGGTCGTACACCATGTGCGGGGGCACCGAAAACCACCTGCAGATCTCGATCGTCTGGAAGCGCCGCGTCTCCAGGAACTGCGCCTCCTCCGGAGGAATGCCGATGCGCTCGACCTTCATGCCCTCCTCGAGCACGGCGGTCTTGTGACTGCGGTTTACGCCTTCGTGCCGCGCGTCGAACGACTCCTGGATATTGTCTTTTGCCCGCGTCGACAGTACGCCCGGGTGCAGCAGGGCCACGCCCGGCGCGGCCCCCTGGCCGAAAAAGCGGGCCCCGAACTCCTCCGTAGCCAGCGACAGCTCGAGCGTGTGCATCGCCTCCCGCACCACCGACCGGCCCAGAAAGCCGTCATTGGCCAGGCTGCGCATGTGGTGCATGCGGTAGTCCGGCACCCTGCCGAACGTCCCCACGTCGCTTATGCTCGGCGAATACTCGTACACAGGCTGCCGTTTCTCCAGACGCGCCGACATGCCGGACGCCTGCAGCGGCCACAGCGCCGCCGGCCATCCGCTCCCCGCATACTCGATCTCCACGTAGGAGTTTCCGCGCAGAAGCGCGCTGGCGAAGACGGTCTGTTTCCACAAAAAGGGGGTCGTCAGGGGGTTCGGCTTTTTTTGAAAAAGAGGCCAGAGGGGGTGATTCGTCGCCTCTTCCTTGCGGCCGGCGCTGTCCAGGCGGTAGACCTTCAGCGGCAGCTGCGCGATGTTGTTGGCGATGACGCGCACGCAGGCGAACACGGTTGCGATCTGCATCGCCGTGTCCGGAGACACATGGCGCCCCGTGTACGACCGCCGCCCAGCGTTCAGGAACGCCTCGTCGGTCGTCAGTCCGGAGATCTTCTGCCCCTGCAGATAAGACCGGCGGAGAAAACCGCTCACTTGCGAAACCCGCCAATCAGGCCAGCGCCAAAGCAGACGAGACCGCCGTACAGCATCGCGTCGTGCCAGCCGTAGCCGATCAGGACGTATCCCAGGCCCAGAAACAGGCCCAGAATGATGAGCGCCAGAAAACCGAAATCAGTCCGTGTCATCACCAAACCGCAAAAATCGGGGGTACCTATATGACCTGGCGCCCCAAAATAATCGCTTAAAACGCCTCCTGTGGCGTTGAATTTCGCCGGCGGCCGGCCAAACCCCGCTTTTTCGCCTTTTTGCCCCGAATTTCCGACGGTCCCGCCGAAACTGCAGTTTCGCGGCAAGCCCCGCCGAAAGGCGGCTTAAGCGGCATCGAATCGCCGGGCAGGCGACCTGCCTTTGTCTTGATGCGCTCTTGTCGGCTCATCTGTAACGTACGTCCTCCATTTCCAGCTTGGCCCGCACTGCACAGTCTTTCGCCTCGAGCAGCTTTCTCAGCGCCGTCGTCTTCTCCGCGCTTTCCGGCAGCCCGCCGTCGATCTTTTCCGCCAGGTCCTGAAAGTGGCCGGCAATCGCCTGCAGGTCCGCTGGCAGATGGTCAGGCTGAAACCACTTCATCATTCTATTCGCCATGCTTTTCCTTTTGTTGTCTTGCGGGAGCTGCCGGCAGATAGTCGGAGCTCCTCGCCTGCGCTATGCGTATTTCCAGCTTCTCAACGATGGCATTCACTGTAGCAGCCCTGGAGGCAGGGCTGTGCTTTGTCAGGCCGCAAGAGGCCAGATCTCTTGCGGCCTTGGTCACTGCAATAAGAATCTTGAAGTACCCTGCCTCAGTCATGCCGAACTCTTGGCTATCTCTCCAGGAGGGTGGGAATCCGAATCCAGTCGACCGGCCAGAACATGCCGGATACGCCTGACGGCGGGTTTGACATGTAGGCGTGCAGCGCATTCCATTTGGAGTCGCTCATGCTTACCGTGGAGCGGAACAAAATCTGATCGAGACTGTCGCCGTTGTTCTCGATCTCGAATCCAGCCTGGCCGCCTCCCATCAGATCTCGGTTGACCCCATAGGTGACCAGCGAGGAGCGGCCCGAGGGCGTAATCGTCGGCGGGTCTGCAACCTGCGCCTGGGGGTAGACCCGGGACTGAAGGACATAGGGATGCAGCGGGTCAAAGACGTCGTCGAATCGCGGGAAGCCGATATGGGGTTCGGGGTACCAGGGGTATGATCCGCGATGAATGCCCATCTCGAGCAGTGTACGGCTCAACGCAAAGCGCAGGTTCAACTTGTGGTCGGTGGGCACGATGAGGTCGCGCTCGAAAAAGCCGGAGCCGGGCCCGTAGGTCCACACGCGCAGGCGGTCTATCTTGTATGTGGCATTCCAAAGATGCTTCCCGTTTGCGTAGCTGAATCCGTTTTCCGAAACAATGTTTGTCGGATTGATTTCGAAATCCAGAAAAGCCCTGAAGCGGATCGGCGTACTCTGCTCAACTCGAACGACGGTGGTCATGTAACTCCCTCTCTTTAACGATGTGTTTGTGCAACTCAGTTCCAAATCTACCCGGGTAAACTGCGGGGCCAGCCCGACAGAGCCGGCCCCGTCTTTCTGTGCTCTTGGTCTCGAACGCTAGCGCGGACGCTTAGCTGGATTCAGGAGGCGGCGTCAAGTCAACCAACACGCCCTCTTCGGCTTCCTCGGAATCCCGAGAAGCAAACGCAGCAATTACCGCCAGCGCGCCGCCGCCCATGCCTACGAGAATACTGGTCAGCGTCATAGCGCTTTCGATCGCGCCGGCGACGCCGCTGATCTGGGCCAGCACGGACGGCCCGGGCCCGAGATAGAACTGCACGCCGGACGATAGCCCGGCACCGAGTACAAGCGTCGCGGCGAAAAGAAGCCCCAGCGCGTTAACGTTAAGCGGGCTGGCCCAGCCTTCGAAGGCGCCGGCTTTCTTGGCGAAAACGATGGCCGTGCTCACAAAGCCGCTGGCCAGCATGATAGACAGCGTAAACAGCACGCCGTGCGACAAGTAGACCGCCAGCTCGTCGAAGCCGGCGCTCTCGACGATACCCGCAAATACCGCTCCGACCGTGCCGGTGAAAAAGAGCGCCAGCCCGATCGAAAAGACGATCACGTTCAGGTACACCTTGGAGAAAAATCCGCTCATGTCACTCACTTCCTTTCTGCCCGCACTGCGGGCTGTGTTACTGCGGCAATAGCGCCGCCAGGGCGGGGAGCAGGATTCGAACCTGCGACACCGGCGGTTTTCAGACCGCCTTGCTCTACCACTGAGCTACCCCCGCAAAGTTTGCTTATCCCCTCGGTCCAGGCTGGGCCACGATGATGTAGGTCTTGCCCGAGCCGGTGTCGACCTCGAGCAGGCACGGCAGCGCCGTGCACTCTGCCAGCATGACGGGCCTGCCGCCCAGCTGCGCGCCGTAAACCGCGCCGGGCCCGGGCGAAGCCGCAATGCCGTAGGCCGCGTTGTTCCCGACTGCAGTGCCCACCGGCGGCTGTGCGCCGTCGGCCAGGCCCACGCGCGGCGCCAGTATCGCAACCAGCAGCGCGGCGGTCAGGACCACCGCGAGCAAAACCAAAATCAATCGCAACCGGCCCATTACCTATCTCTTTGTCTCTCCGATGAGCCGATTGAGATCGCGAGCCATGCTGTCCAGCTTTTCATCGATACGGCGCAGGCGCATGTCGACGCGGGTATCCACCTGCTCGATCTGTTTCCCCTGGTTATTGACTCTGCCTTCCAGCCTTATCAGCCAGATCAGGACGCCTCCGGCTCCAATCGCCAACGGCAATATGATTTGTTCGAGCGTCAATATGTCATTGAGGGACACGCTCACCACTCCTCGTATGTCCAGCGCTGATCTCTGTAAGCGACCACCGTATACGGCTTGCCGTCCGCGTACGCGGTGGCGATGCGAACGATGCCCGGCGCCGGCCAGGTGATTGTCACCAACTGCCCCGTGATTGGATGCACGTATACCCGCTCGCCGTCGCCGGCATAAGGCACATACGGGCCGGTGATTACGAGACCCCAGCCGGCATAGTGCAGCCACCACCCGCTTCCGGAGCCGGTTTCGCATAAGGCGACGGGTCGGGCCGCGTGCGGCGGAATGCAGTCAGGACGCCACTTTTGCGCCGATTCGCCCGAATCCGACGGCTCTGGCGGCGTTCTAAGCGTCGCAATCGGCATGGGGGTAGCTGGGATACCTATTACCGGCGGTTTCGTTGCCGTCGCTGCAGGCGGCGACTCGGGCGTTCCTGTCGCCGTGGAGCTCGGCCGCGGCGTCCAGGTAGGCGTCGAGGTCGGCGCCGGCGGCTCTTGCGTATAGGTAGGCGATGGTGTAGGCGTCGCCGTAGCTGTCGCAGTGAGCGGCCAGTACTCCGCCGATATTCTTGTCGGCGTTCTGGTCGCGGTTGGCGTCCATGTCGGCGTCTCCGTGCGCGTGGGCGTTGGGGTCTTCGTCACGGTCGACACAGGCGTGCGCGTGCGTGTCGGTGTCCGGGTCGGCCTCGGCGTGGACGTCGGATAGCGCTCAGGGTAGCAGTAGCGATGCCACTTCGGGAGCCGGTGCCAGTAGGCGCTGCCGCCGGGCGTGTCGCAGCAGATGGCGCAGCCGCCTTCGGTCAGATCACCGCCCCGCCTCGGATAGCCCACAAACGGCCCGTAGCCTATGGTCGGCGTGTCAGGGTCCGGGCAGTAGTTCGGCGTCTGCGCGCGCGCCGGCCTCTCGCCCGCAAGCAGGGCGAGGAGGACCAGCATTGCTGTAATTAGAACAAGCCAGAGCAGCCGTTCGCGCATGCGCTTAGTCGTCGTCTCCGTCGCTTGGCAGATAGGGCGCCATTGCCTGGGCCAGCAGCGGCAGTGCCAGAGCCGCCGGCAGCGTCAACGATTTCCATTCATCGCCAACGTAGCTCTGCAGCTCGTTGTCATCCGAGTTATAGATGACGACCCCCTGGCTCACACTCGTAGCCGCATCCCGCTCGGCTGTGGTGATCGGGTTGAAACTGTAGTCCGGTTGGAACACTACCGGCAGCGTTACCGGCGGCGGCGGCGTGTTGCCGTTGCCGGGAGGAAGCGGCGTCACGGGAGGCGGGTCCTGGGGCGGCTTCGGGGGTGGTGGCTGCTGAGACATGGTCGTTTCTCCTGTCTGTGTTTGAAACTGTTTATGATCGCCCGGAGCTTCGACGCTTGAATGTGCCGAGGCGCCGGGAAAATACTCTCTGATGCCTAGTTGCCGTCGTCCTTGACGTCGGTGATGTTCACCTGCCAAGTGCCGCGGTTGAGCATGCCGAGCGTGATTTCCCGCTCGGCGTTGGTGGGCACGTTGACGCGCTCGATGAGCTTGCCGTTGATGAGCAGCTGCACGCCGATCGTCGTCTTGGGAATCGGGTTGTAGACGGACAGGATGCCTGCAGTCGGGTCTCCGGAGACCTGCTGCTCGAGAGCCTTGATGCTGAGCCCCTGCTCGATGCTGCAGCGGGAGGCGTTCAGCTGCACGGGCAGGTCCTTGTCGTCCTTGAGGATCTGGCGGTACAGGGCCCGGCTGTCCGTCTGCTGCTGGCGGATGGTGATTGGCGCCGACGTGACCAGCGACTTGAAGACGGCGCGCGGGCCCGTGTCTTGGAGGGACTGCTTCCAGCGCGTGACGATCGCATTTTGCGAGTTGAGGTCGCCGGGGTCTCTCTCAATGAGAGTCATCAGCTCTGTGTAATCATCACCGCTTAGTAGACCGACTGCTTTAATGATGTCCTGGAAATCGCATTCCGACACCAGTGCCAGCCCTGCGTCGCCATGCACGCCGATGTTGGCAAGCAAAAACCGAATCGGGATTGTGAGAGGGCTGGCTGAGTCAAAATTGGCAACGCTCCAGATGGCGTAATCCTCATTTAGTGCCTGGAGAATTCGACGCCATCGCAGCCGGCCGGCCAGGCGGGTCGCCTCGCGCCGCAAGTCGGCGATTTCCGACGGCGTGTAGCGGACGGCTTTGACCTTGTGGTCCTGCAGGCGTTCGGCCCGATCCAGGTGGGTGTCTACCAGGAGCAGGTCGGTCTCGGTCGTTTCCCCGCGATTGGTTGCCGTGTAAAAGCGCGCAATGAGCGCGCCAAATTCGCTGCTGTTCATTCGTTTCTCCAGATCATTTCCATGACGGTGTCGGTTTTGGTCACTGCCTTGTGCAGAAACCCCAAAATAGTACTGCGTTTGTTGTTTGAGAGGTTCTTGGTGCTATCGAACGCGATGGCGTTGTTGACCCACACCACGCGCCTGCCGGCGGGTGCCGCCGTGGCGATGGCTTTCAGATCCACCAGCTTGCACTCCACGCACACGTCAACCACGTCGTCCTTTTTGCCATCGGCCAGCGCAAAGCCGTTCAAGTTTCCGACGCGAAGATAATCGCCCCGGGCCACGTCCGCCGACAGCGCCACCTCGACGCTAATCATGTGATCTGACGACCGCGGGTAGATCTGTTCGCCGGCCATAGTGTCTCCTAAAGCGCGTCGACCGCGGCCAGCGCGTCCCACGTCATGACATTTTCGCCGGTCGGGTAGGTGACGGCCACGGTGCCGACCGCGGCGTTGTGCTCGTCGCGCAGGATGCCGCCGTCGGCGGTGTCGTAACGGTAGGCGGTGGTGCCGGCGCGATTGCCCCGCCACTCCGCCTTTGATGTGGGGTTGGCTGCGATCTTATCGTAGACGGCGACCACGCCCAGAGTTTCGGCGAGAAGGATAAACCGCGTCAGGTCTGGCGTGTACGCGTCGATGAGGTCCTGCGTCGGATTTGCCTTGGCCGCGGCCAGGCCAGTCACGTGTACGCGTATCCAGCCTTTGATCAATCCGTGCATGATGTCGTCGCTAAGCGCATGGCCGCTGTCAGTGTGCGGAGCGAAGCGCTCCTTGGCCAGGATCAACTCCCAGTCAAGCACTCCCTGGTCTAGTGCCGCTTTCAGACGGGCGATGTCGAGAGCCACCTGGTCGGCGCGCTGTTGCGCCGCCGTCCTGGGGAGATCCGCCATAACTTTCGGCGTGTGGCCGGTGTGGAGATAGTACCAGCCCGGCTCGCAGTTGATGTCCCAATCCGCGCTCGTTTCGTCGATGGAGCGGCGGCGGTTGCCGGTGTAGCCCTGAGCGGTGCCGTAGCCGGCGGCTTCCAAGCCTGCGGTCGTGCGGTTGATGGCGACAATCTCGCCGTTGGGGAGATCGAAAGACGCCGAGATGTAGTCCAGTGCCAGGTAGATAGTCATCAGCGCTTCACCCTTATCGTCAAAGTCCCCTTACAGGCGACATCGCCGAGACTGGTGACATACAGATGCGATGCAGTCCCGGCCGGCGTGGCCGGCGTTGTCGTGTGGTTGATGAACTGAATTGTCATTGCCTGATTGTTCGCAGAGCCGTGCGACGCGGTGTTTTGCGCGCCCATAGTCAGATAGTTATTCACGGTTCCGCCGCGATTCCAGGCCACCTTCAAGGCGCGACCGGTGATATTGGAATTTCGTTCGGAATGTGGCCGCACGACTATTCGGTCAGCTGGGATAAGGTATGACGCATTTTGCGGCTCGTAATCGGCCCAAGCCCAGTTCGCCTCCATGATCCCCCACTCGCTCGGCAGAAATCCGAAGTTCAGCAGGTATGTACCCTGACTGTAGCTCGTGTGGGCATCGGTGATATGGAACGCCCGCAGGACGTGCCAGCCCTGATCCACGGTGGCGGGCGTGCCGCCGATAGCGAAGACGCTGAACGTCCCGTCGCTGCGCCGCTGGCGGGCATGCGTGTCGCCGCTTTCTATAGGAGAGTGCCACGGGCCGGATTCCGATGCTGCAAACTGCAGGTCGAAGGCGCTGTCCTCACGCGCCTTGCTCCAGGTGCCAAAGCTCCACGAGGCGGAGCCGACGTCGTAGCTGACCTCGGCGGTCAGGAGCCAGACGGGATCCGAGCCTGCTGGCAGGGCCTCGTCGTAGGCGTAGTATCCGGTCGCCCTGGCGTGCTCGCCGTCGAAAGTTGGGTTGGTCGGGTCCGCGGGCGTCGTTGCGCTTCTGATGCGCAGGCTAGCTGTGACGCGGCGGTGTCCGAGGAGCGTGTTGTGTCTCTGTCCAATGAGCCCGCCGCGCCACTCCTCGGCGTAGACCTGCACCGTGTCGCCGTTGCCGACCGTGGAAAAGCCGGCCTCCGACGTCGCCTGCCACAGCGGGCGGTTGTCGGCCGTGCGCGCCACCAGGACGCTGTGCGTGCCGGCGTCGGACACGATCCGGCGCACGTCGGTGTCGCTGCTGCCCAGCAGGTCGCTCAGGATAAGACTGTCGCCGGCAGAATGCGCCGGCGTGAGGGCGAGGAAACGCTCGCGGTCGATGGCGTAGCGCTGGCCGGCCGCGGTCAGGACCAGAATGTCGTCGGAGCCCAGCACCGCGGTGCCCAGGAGCTCCGCATCCGGCCAGCCGCCGGCCCCGACGACTGACGTGGTCGCCAGGTAGCGCAGGCTGGCGGCCGCGCCGACCAGAACGGCCTGCTCGTTGAGCGGTACGCCGCCGCCGGCCTCGGACAGGGCGTAGTCCTTCACCAGGCCGTCGATCGGGTTGGGATCGGATGCGAAGGTGCGATCGATCATCAGGCAGCCCCCTCGCGGATTACGACCAGAAGATCCCGCTCATCCATGCTGCCGACCTCCGGCGAATGGTAGAGCCGGTCCGAGGCGGTCTCCTGCAGGGTAAAATCGGAGAACCGGTCCGCGCCGGCGATGAAGATGACGGCCACGATGTAAGGACGGCGCACGGCCAGGTGCAAAAAGCGGTCGCCTGCGTCGGACCGCATTGGAAAGGAAAGAGGCACGAGCTCGCCGACCGGACGGTCCACCAGCGTGCTGGCATCGTTGGGCACCGCGCTCTGCGCCGTACCGTCCTGCCAGTAACGCAGGGTTTCCAGGTCCTCGACCTCCCCGCCTTCATCCACCGGCTGCCAGGTCAGCGTAACGGTACGGTCGGTTCCAGCGACGAAGTCGCTGTTGGCCTCGTACAATGTGTCGTTGTAAACCACCTTGTCGCCGGCGGCCTGGACGTGGGCGAGGGCCGCGGCCTCGGAATCGTGTGCACCGCGCCAGGGCTGAGCGTAGGAGGGCGGCGAAGTGTTGGCCCAGCCGCTTGCTTGAAATCCTGCCCAGCCGTCCGTCTCGGCGATCTGCCAGGAGTCCACGCCCTTGTTGAAGATTCTGCGCCCGGTGTTTGGGGCCGCGCTCGGGCGGTTGCCCGTCACGAAGACGCCGAGAAAGTTGGCGTTGGTGACCGCGTCGAAGGTGCCGGTCGGGTCGGTGGCGTGATGGACCTGCTCGTGCCCGATGGAGAGATGTTCTCTGGTGAGCAGCAGACGCTCCACCATGGCGTCCGGGTAGGTGCCGTCGGAGTTGGGCACCAGGATGTACTGCGTCCCGCCATCGCCATCACCGCCGCCACTGCGCGCTCGATATCGTCCGATTGGCATTCCTGATCTCTCCTACACCATCGCGACCCCGCGGTCCTCGTACACCGACCGCTTCGGTCCTGAATGCCGCATCGCCCGGTCCAAACCCATAATCAACGCCACAACGCCGTCCACCTTCTCCTTGCTCTTGTTCTTGTGCGGCTTCACGTTGCCGGCCGGGTCCACGACCACGACCACGTTGTGGCCCATCCAGCGCATCACCGGCTGCTCGCCGTACGCAATCTTTTTCTGCAGAACAAGCCGCTCCAGCTCTTTCGACGGCCCCGACATGCTCAGATAGCCCTGGCCCATGGCCACCATCGTCAAACCGAGCTGCTCAGCGCGGTTGTAGATGCTCGCCGCGCCGTAGCGATCGAAAGCAATGTCCTGAATGTCGAACCGCTGCGAGTCCGCGTCGATTACGTTGAAAATGAAGTCGTGGTCGATCACCTCGCCCGGCGTCGGGATCAGATGCCCTTCCCTGGCCCACACGTCGTAGGGCACGCTGACTTTCTGGCTGCGGCGGGATATGGAGTCCTGCGGCACAAAAAAACGGCTTAAAACGGGATAAACGCCGTCTTCGTCGGGCTCAAAGATCAAAACCCAGGCTGCGATATCCTCAACCGAAGCCAAGTCCAGTCCTCCCCAGCAGGGCCGGCCCTCGAGCGCTTCCTCGTCAACCGTGCCCATGCAACGGTCCCAGACCTCCGCCCGGAACCAGCGCGCCGTCGACGAGACCCACGCGTTCAACCGGTAGCGCAAGAACGCGTGCAGCTTGCGCATGTTCTCTTTGGCTTCGTCGGCCAGCTCGCGCATGTTGTCGAGGAAGACCGACACGCCCAGGTTGGGATTCGCCTTGCGCCAGCAGGCCTCGTCCTGCCACTCCGCCTCCTCGTCAATCGCATACACCGCCGGAAAAAAGGCGTCCGCCTCGACCGTGCCCTCGAGAACGCGCTCGGCGTAGTCCCGCTCCTGGCCGCAGATCGACAGATCATCCTCTCCGGCCGTCGTCGTCGACAGCATCAACGGCTGCTCTCTCGAGCCCATGCCCGTTATCATCACGTTCCACAGCTCATCGGTCTTGTGCTCGTGCAACTCGTCCATGATGCACATGTGCACGTGGTGGCCGCTGGCATGCTTGTCGTCGGCCGACAGCGGCACAAAACGGGAGGCCGTGTCGCGGATGAAGATCGAATGCGTGTGCACCGTCAGCACGCCGTTCAGCGACGTCGACGCCCTGGCCATGCGCTGAGCCTCGGCAAATATAATCTTAGCCTGCTCTTTTTTTGTGGCGCCGCAGTACACCTCTGCACCTGCTTCGCCGTCAGCCACCAAGCCGTACAAAGCCAGTGCCGCGGCCAGCGTGGACTTTCCGTTTTTGCGGGCCACTTCCATGTACGCTCTCCGAAAACGGCGCGTGCCGTCGTCCCGCAGCCACCCGTACAGGGTCGTCACGACAAACTGCTGCCAGGGCTCCAGCGACAGCGGCTTGCCCGCCCACTTGCCCTTGCTGTGATTCAGCATGCCGCAAAACTCGACCACCAGATGCCCCAGCTCCGGACGCCATACAAGCCCGCGCGCCGCGCCGGTCTGCAGGTCCTCGAGCTGACGCTCCACCATCAGGCGCTCAAGACGTCCAGTCACGACCCGGCCTGACATCACGTCGTCGATATAGCGATCGACCGCCTTGCCTGCGCCCGTTTTTCTCATCTCAGCCGGTCGCCTTGATCCTCTCGCGCTTTTCCCGCAGCTCGCTCAGGATATCCTTTTTGGGCGCGGGCTGGTGCTTGCCCATGCGCGCCCTCGATACAGGGTTGAGTCCCAGCGACTCTTCAATTTGCCGCAGCTCCGACGAGGTCTTGAGCGCGTACGCCCGCATCGCCGCCTGCGCCGCATCCTCGAAATCGGGCGTCATGGCGCTCATTTTCGCCATCACCGACTCGTGATCGGCCCGCAGGCCTGCGTAGCGCTCCAGCAGTCCCAAATCCGCCCGGGCGAGCATTCCGGCCTCGAGCAGCATTTTTCCCGTTTCGCGCCAGATATCCCGGGCCCGTCCCTGGATGCGCTGCGGGCTGGGCGGCATCTTCTCCAGCCCCTGCATCGCCTCATCCTGTTTCGGTCCGCGCCCGCCTTCCAGCCATTGTTCGTTTGACGTTTTCGCCTGGCGCACTGTGAGCAGTTTCCGAAAATGTAAAATAGTGTGTGTTCGCAAGATACGCGGCAGCGATCGTCTCGTCAATGGGTTTGCGCGAAATGCGTCCCTGGCAAAGCAAAATGCGTCCCGATTGGGACGCATTTTTCATCTGCGTATCGTGTATAATGGCGCCATGCCCTACTCTGGGAGATGGAAGCCCGAATTTCTTGCCAAGCTCAAACAGACCAAGTCTCCGAAAACAGCGGCACGTCTGTTGGATATCCCGTGGTCGACCGTAAAGTCGGCAAGAAGACGCGATCCATCATTCAGACAGGCCTGGGATGCAGCCATCGCAGCGTCGACAACGACCGATGTAGTGGTTACCCTCGCCCTTCCCGCAGAAACTGCTCGGATTCTCCTCAAACAACTGGGTTCACAACTGAAGGAAACCTAGCCAACAACCTGCTTACCTGCGCCTAACCCCACCACTGGTCGACAACCGAAATAGACGCCTGATAACCGTCAATGCACCAGACGACGACTTTGGCATCTTTATCGCCCGTTTCAATCTTCAGACGGGCGCCCGGCCGGATGCGCGAAAACCCGTCGACGGGCCTGGCTGCCGGCAACGCCGCGGCTATCTGGAGGAAAACATCAGTCGTATGCGACAGGTTTTCAAGCGTTACTTTCTTGGAGTTTCCCAAAGTAAGCTCTGCTTTCAAGTCCGACGGCGTCGCCGTTACAGTGTGCTTCTTGTGTGCCATACCCCCTCCTTACGCGAAAAGAGGCCCGGGGCACCATCGCCCCGGGCGCCACACAGAAGACGCCGCGCGCCCGATCCGCAGGCGCGTGAAAACGCGCCGAACTCTGCGATCGGCGGCAATGCCGCGATTGATTGGTATGCGAAATTGGGCTAGGCTTTGATCGTCGAAGGTCACCTGGTTTGTCCTTCGGCTGGCCCAGTGCAGTTGCTGCTGCACTGGTTTGTCCTTCGGCTGGCCCAGTGCAGTTGCTGCTGCACTGGGTCGTCTTCTATGTGGTGGGTTTATGATCGCACAGCGCAGGCCTGCCGGCAAGCACCGCAGACACACACGAGTTCGTTGGTCCCGCCCCGTCCTGGCTACACAAGAGCCGGCCGCGGCGACATGCCCGGCCGGCTTTTCGCGCCTGGGGCCACTTACAGACCGGGCAAATGCGCTTGAAGCTCCGCCAGGGCCTCCTCTACCGTTTCCAGGCGGTCATACGGTGTCGACATCGTGTGATACCGATCGGTCGTAATCTCCCAACGCGCTCGCCCCGCCCCTGCAGACGAGATCAGGAGCTCCGCCGACTCCCCATCAATGAGAAACTGTCTGGTCCACCGCAGATCGCCGAGCCAACGCGACTCTTGCTCCGTCCATCCCTCCGGAGGCCGCGGGCGATTCTCCCAAGCCTCTTTCTCCGCTGCCTCCCTTTCCGCTCTCTTCTTCTCCCGTTTGATTCGCGCTTTTTCTTCCCGCTTCTCCCATTTGGCAAATTCCGGCTGCCGTTCCTTCGCCTCCGCTTCATGCTCTTTTTGCCACTCGCGGTATTCGTGCTCCCTGGTCGCCGCATTGAGCGACGACGACCCGAACCGCACGTTTTCGACCAGGTCGGCGTCGGCCTCCGACATCAGCTTCTTTGCCTCCCGCAAAGTCGTTTCGCCGACGTTCAGTAGCGCCGCCGCTTCTGCCTGGGTCAGCGAATTCGACGACCCTCCGTTGGTGTGCTGGTTATCGCCGACCTGCCACTGAGCGAGGCCGGCTGCGATCATCGCCCGCTGCGACGTCGACAGGTGCCGCCGGTGCAGGTTCAGATCCAGGACCATCGCCTGGGCGTCGTCTGCATCGCCCTCAAACTGCTCCGTCTGCGGAGAAATCCCCAGCCGCATACAGGCCCGCGTCCGATGCACGCCGTCAAGAATCAGGTTGTCCCACACGAGCACCGGCTCGCGCTGGCCGTGCAGGCGGATCGACTCGCACAAGGCGAGAAATTCGTCATCCTGCATCGGCGGAAAGAGTGCGGCCAGCGGATGCAAAGCGTAACCGGCTTCGGCCAGCTGCGCCGCGTAAGGATGGTCGGCACTCATCTTCGCGTCTGTGGTACACTGCGATCTGTCCATCAGATGTCTCCTTTTGGACCGGCCCGGGCTGCTAGAATCAGCGCCGGGCGTTTCTTTTTGTTTTCGCGCTACATCACGCCAGGTAATCGATGCCGTCGACGGTGTGCAAAAGCATGGGCGTTGACGCGTCGCCGTCCAGTTCGCCGGCGTGCAACTTTTCGTTGAAGTCGATATACGCCAACAGCGCCTTGCGTGCGATCGCACGCAGGGAAAGTGGTTCGCCCCGACCGGCGCCATCGAAATCGCCCTCGTTTTGCGCACGCACGAGCAGCATATCGAGCCGCTCGGCCTCGCTGTCAGTGAGACTGATTGTCACTTGTCTCGCCATTCATGATCTCCTTCCATAAAAGCGGGTGGACCTCCCGCACGTGACGCTCCGCGCCAGCCATGGCATGAGCGACAGAAATGTAACGGGTAATGGCGCTCTTTGTGTACGGGCCGCCTGGCTGGCCGTCGTCGTCGGTGTAGTGCAAAATCCACCCCCAGCGCTTTGAGCAGTTGTAGCGAAAATAAGCGCATCGGACGCAGATGATCATGCCGGGCAGAACCGTTTTGAAAGCCCCGCCGCCTATCTTCCTCCACTGGATCATGCGCTCTCCTTGTGTGGACGCGCGTCGCGACAAGTTGTCCTGCGCGCGTGGGTAACTTCCTTTTTCGGCTGAGTTAAATGTCCGTAAATGGCACTTATCGGACACGGTTGGGGATAAGCCTCAACCAGTCAAATAACGAAAAGACTCGTCAACGTGTTCGTTACGAACTTAAATTTCTACTCCCTTATCCTCTCTGGCTGGATGTTCAGGAAAGATCTTGCCTAGCGGCTGGTCTGCCGGCAGGGCAAGATCCACCCCCATCAGCGCCGGCTCTCCGCACGAACACTGGCGCGTCAAATATCCGCAGACATCGCAAAACTCGCAGACGCAAAAGTCTTCCAGTTCCTGGCACTCCTCACACCTCACTGACAAAATCCTCCTCTCTCACTTTCGCCCTGGCGGCCGCGCCGGGCCCAGCGCGAGCGCGGCCGCCAGGGCCGAGCCCGCATTCTCCTCGAAGTCAATGAGCGCCTTCACCGCCTGCTCGGCCTGCCTGGAGTCCGGACCGTGCGCGTCCTCGAGCCACAGCAGACGGTCCTGCAGCTGCACCCAGCGGCGGATGATGACTTTATGCAGCTGGGGCACGCTGAGCCTCCGATCCCCGGCGATTCTCAATGGCTTGCCGTGCGTCCTGTTTCGCCTTGTTCATGCAGTCCATGCAGCAGTTCTTCGCCACGAGGGAGAATTGGATGGCAGGCTTTACCTCCCCGCAACGAACGCATTTCCTGAGCATCCCGGCTGTACGCCTCCGGATCCCCGGACTTCATCTCCGCCAGCACCTTCTCCTGCAGAGACCAGGTCCACTCCTCGACCGTCATTCCCTCCCGTTCGGCCATGGCCGCCAGGATGAGGTCCCTGTTCGATTCTGTCTTCTTAGGCATAGATCTTCTCCTTTCTCTGCGCCCGCATCCGGGCGTCAAACATCTGCTCCGCGATCAGCGTATGACAATGCCGGCACAGCCTGGTCAGGCCATCGCTTCGGCCGCCATGCGGGTGAAAATCGCCCGGGTTGCGGCTTAGCTTGCACCGCGCGCATTTCTTGCGGCGGGCTTTGGGACTCTTCTTCTGCCTTGCGCACGCCTTGCAGCTGCCGGCCAGACCGTCTATCCCCCGGCTGTATTTCCGGAACTCGGTCGTCGGCTTGCTCTGCTGGCACTTGGTGCAGCGTTTCAGGCGGGGGGCGATTGTCGTGGTCATCCAGTTTTCCTTTCCGGCAAGGCCGGGTGATCTCCTTTATGCGAGCTTTTGCCGCGTCTATGCCGGCGAGATTGTGATGGTTCAGCGGGTGCCTGATGAAATCGTGCAACCGCTGGAGCTCCGCCGCCAGGTCCCGGTCGTACCCTCCGCGCTTTTCCTTTTCCGGCATCTCCAGCGTGTTGAACACCGCCGCGGCCGTCTCCGGCTCGGCCAGCGCCGCCGCCGGCACCAGGGCCGGTCGGGGGGCCGGTTCGGGTGTGGATGTTTCAGCGACCGCTGAATTGTTGTTAAATCCAGAAATATCACTCTGCAGGCCGGCAGGCCTGCCTTTAGATGGATCTTTCTTTGGTGTTATATCTTTACTGATCTTTAGTCCAGAGTGGGACGCGCGTTCATCGCGCGTCGATGATCGTTCATCGCGCGTCGATTTGCGGGACGCGCGTTCATCGCGCGAATTTGATCGTTCATCGCGCGTCGATTCGGGACGCGCGTTCATCGCGCGTGACTGGAGTAATCGCGCCTGCGTCGGCTCCTCTTTGCGGTCCCCATTATGGCGTGACTTGATCTTTTCCAGCGCTTCCCAGAACTTCTCGTAGGCGATGGTGATATGCAGCCAGCGGTCGCGCTGATAGCGCGCTCCGTTGTGCTCGACGTATAGGATGCCGAGCTCTATGAGGCGGCGGAGGGAGATTCGCAGCATCCGCTCAGGCCTGCTGCTTTCGCTGTACGGCATGTGGTCCAGGAGAACGGGGAATCGGATATCAAGATCGCGATCCTGGCGGTCATTCCATTTTTGGCAAATGACCATCATCAAGTATCCGTCGTTGGCGACCAGGCCCCTAGGCCTGGTCTGCAAGTAAGCGTCTACTCGTTGCGATCCCATAGCTACGCCACCCCCGCTCTCTGCAGCTGCCCCGGATGTCTCTTTTCCCAGCAGGCCTCGCACAGCACGCTGTGCGTCCCGGCGTTGTTCAGCACCACGCCGGCGCGCTCGACGCCGGCGCGATAGCACGGCAGGCACAGGCCGTGCTCCTGGACGTGCCTCCACTCCTTCGCCGCCGCGGCCGGCCGGCGGGCTTTGCGTTTGCGTGTGATGGTGGTATCCTCCTTGTCAACTCCTTTTGGGGAAGAAAAGTCTATAGGCGGGGTGGGGGGCCGTGCAGGCGGCCCCTCGCTCTTTTCCGCAAACAGCGCCAGCTGGTTCATGGGATTCTTGCCTCCTGTGGTCTATGTCGGTACTCGAAAGACTTGTTCCAGTCCTGCAGCTTCTTCACCTCCTCTTCGCCAAGTTCCTTAGTCAGATCTCTTATATGGCGCGCCATCTTGCCCTGCGCGACGTACGCGTCATTGATAAGCGCTGCACTGCCTTCATCCATATCGACGAGTTCATTCAGCGCCCGCTCGGCCCGCTCCAGTGCTTCCAAGAGATCTTTCATCGCCTCCCTCCCATGCTCGGAAACACGAGAACAGCCCACATGAAATGCGTGTAGCAGTACCGCCACGACCGCGGCCGGCGCCCGCTCTCCGTGTAGCGATGCGTCGCCGGCCGCTCGCACGTGCCCCAGTCGCAGCGGTGGTGGATCACGTGGGGCTTCTCCGCGTTGCGCCTGGCGGCCGCCGCCTGCATATCCTCGTAGCTGCGCTGCCGCGGCGCCTGCACGCTGTCGCCGAAGAGGCCGAGTTGTTCAGTCATTTGTACTCGCCCTCATCCTCCAAATAAGCCTTCGCCTGAATGACCTCCGGCGTCCGGTCGGACTTCATTTTGAGCGCAAGCAAAACCACGTGGGGGTCCTGCTTGTGCAGTAGCGCAAACCGGGAATGGCAATCCGTCGCTACGGCAAGCGCTTGCACGGCATGGAAAACCCACTGCAGCGGCGTGATGCCGTAGAGTTTGCTACTGGCCGCAATCATCTCTAGCGTCGACTGCACCTGCTCCTCCGTGGCTGACGGTGCGTCTGCCGGCCAGTCCTTGGCAAACTCCTCGATCGCTTCGGCTATCGAATGTTCGGCTTGCGAGTGATTCATTTCTCCCCCTTTCCGTCAAACAACCCCGGCAGCGCCGTCTCCACGTCGCCCGCGTGGCCCGGCTGGCACGCCTGCGGCACGATCTGCCTGGCCGCGGACAGCGCCGCCATCAGTGCAAAGTCGGCTATGCTTACGCCGCAGCGCTGGCCCGCCTCGTCAAGCAGCTGCCGCTCCTCGTCGGTGACCAGCATGTGTACGGCTTGCAGGAAAAGCTCACTCTCAGGTCGTGACATACGCGCCCCGCTCCTCATTCTTGTGCACCAGCAGCTGCTCGCCGGCGCCGCGCGTCTCCTTCGGGTCGCTGGCCACAGCCATCGCCAGCTGCACCATGTACGTGCTGATCCGCTCCCCGCGCGCATGCGCGGCATTGCCGATCGCCTCCCACTCCTCCGGCGTCATGCGCACCGTGATCTCATGCTTGCGCCGCCGCGGCGGTGTTCGTCTTGGCATGTTTGTTCTCCTTTACAAAAACGCAAAAAGCCCCCGCAGCGGACATCACCCACTGCGGAGGCCTTGCGTTCGGCGCCGGGCCGGTTGACCCGCGTGCCTGCTATCAGTTAAAATACTGGCGGACCAGGAAGCTACTTTCCTGCCCGCCCTGCCGGTGTGGAGGTGATGTCTCTACGCCGGCTTTTCTTTTGTTTCCGTTCCTGCACACAGTGACACGCGCTGTACACATCCTGTACAAGTCAGGCTGCGCTTTCGCGCCTGTTTACCCATGTGCAAAACGGGATATACTACAGTTTCCATGGAGGCTACTTCTCCGTGGTGAAGGCCATCTGGGCGGGTCGCGCCGTCCAGATGGCCGGCATAATCATGGGGGGGGTAATACTCCCCTCTCACAAAGGCGCTAACAATGTATCACCGCCCGACAGTGCACGCAAGCGCAAATTGGCGCGTTCCGCAAACGCGCGCCCTGTGCAGGTTGTGTACGGGGGTTGTGCAGAAAATACATGGGAGTCGGTCAATTCCTCATTTGCGACCGCTGTGCTCCAGGTAGTCGTACCCCTGCCAGGTCACGCGGAAAACCAGTGCCGGCCTGTCGATCCAGCGGATGAGATTGTGGTCCCTCATTAGCAGAAGGTGGGCCACGATATTTTCCTTTGGATGGCAGCATATATTCAGACGGCTTCCATCGCACTGTGTCGCCGAACTGCGTTCCGCGGCTTTTAGAATCTCGACTACCAGCGAAATATCGCGCTTCATGGCGGATCTCCCCGCGTGCGCGGATGGCGTATCTTTTACGTGCTACTTGTCTTCCCAGTCAGAGTGCCCCAAAAATTCGCAGTGTGCCCACTTCTCCACTACTACACGGTTGCCCTTTCCGTATTTGAGATAGACGTGATCTCCCTCGACTTCGAATGAAATACCCCTCAGGTAAACGTCGGAAGGAGCAATTGACGCGCCGTAGGTGGCTCTATACGCGTCGGCCGTCTCCTGCCGAACTTCCCCTCCAAGGATTGAGCTGGTTGTGAAATGCAGAGGGCTATGGCAGACACCATCGTCCGTATAAACAACGTCGGGGGACCAGGGGTTTGCAAAGATCGCTTCGAGGCCAGCCAAGCGATCTTCCATAGACGCCAGGTTTTCCGCCAGCCCCTCCAGCGTCAACTCGTCCTGTGCCCAAAGCGCGCCTGGAATGAGCAGTGCCAGCAGACCGATAATGGTAAGTGTGCGTTTCATGGAACGCCTCCTTGCTTCGTGGATGGAGTGACGCATGACATCGGAGTGGCAACGGGCGCCGGCGTTATGACCGGCACGCCCGGAAAATTGTCTGCATCTCCCCAATCGGACATTTCGGCCCAGCCGCGTTTGCAACCGCCGAACTGGAGGTAAACGTATTGCGCAGACTGAAGCCGGCCGATGATTTCCAATTTCTGCCCTGCCTCGAGAAAGCCGACAACTGCTGACTCGATCGAGGGCTCCGTGTAAACAGTGGCATAATCCGATCCGGCTTTTTGGGCCACATACGCCTCCATCATCGGCCCCCAGGTGACAGGAACATCTTCAGCTTTGACGAGATCTCCGAGATGATCGCTGTAAAGCCAGGCGTCGACGTCGTTGTACCGGACCTGCCACCATGCGGAGTCGGCAGTGCGGCCAACAAGAATATACCTGGCGTTGGGGTCGTACTGTCCAAGAATTTCGGCAGCAAGGCTTGGCTCAGCGTAGACATCCGTCAGATCGGTGATGAGAGAGACGGGTGTAAGAGTAACGGCCGGGGCCGGCGTCCACACCTTGGCAATCTCCCCGCGGGAAAGAAAGACAATAACCAGCGCGAGCAGAAGTGTGGGGAACACGATACGCCGCATCGTTTACGTCTCTGCGTCCAGCATGCTCAACTGCCCGGCCCGCTCCTGGTCCCAGCGCCGGTAGATCTTCCGATTGGCCGCCCGCTTCGGACCGTCATGGCGGTTGTGGCAGGCCTGGCATAGCGCAGCCAGGTTTTTCTCGTCGTTATTGCCCGGGTCGTGGTCCAGGTGCGCCACCGTCAGCACGACCCTGCTCCCCGTCTCCGGATGCGGCTTGTAGTTTTCAGCCCCGCATTTCTCGCAGCAATTGCCAGCGCGCTCGAAGCGGATGCGGCGCGAGATCTCGGGCCAGTCGGGGGGGTAGAGGGCGCGGAGTTCCGGGCGGATTGGCATTAGCCCATGCCCAGGTGTGCTTTCGCATGAAGGTACTGACCAATTCCAAACTGCATGCAAGCATGAATGAATGCTTCGTTCTTATCCTTTCCCACCCCAACGCGTTGCACGCCGCTTCTTTTCAAAGTTATTGTGCACCGGAAATCTGCGCCGGAGGTTCTGTCAAAATCGCTACTCCAATAAAGGTAGCCAAATACCTGATCTAGTCGAGTAGCATACACAGTCCAACCCGACGAACCTCTTTCAGCCATTTCTTCCTCAATCTCGGGGAAAGGCTCTCCCAGCTTGCGCATCTCTTCTTTTCCGGGAACTTCTGACATGACTTATCTCCCTTCGCAGCGGTTGCCGGCGCGCTCGAAGCGGATGCGCCGGCTGGTGGCGGGCCAGTCCTTGGGGTAGAGCTCTTTTAATGTCAAGATGTATAGGAATAATCCTCCCGGGCACACGATTCGAAACAACTACTTCGTCTCAATGATCAAAGACAGGACGGTGATATCAGGAATGGTAACGTCTCCGCCCATAATCGACTTGTAGGTCACTGTTCCATTCATTCTTCCCACAAATTCGATGACGTCGTCCTCAAGAATGCGGATCGGGGGATCGTCGTAGCGCACAAAAACCGTGTCGTCCCAAAAACCATACTCTCCTGATGTAACGTTGACGCGCAGTTGAAAATCATTGCCGCGCTCAAGCACTTGGATAACCTTTCCCCGGTAGTAAACTCGCTTGCCCTCGTGGTCTTCGGCGTAACGAAACAGGTCGTTGTAAGGGATTTTTTGGGCAGATTCTTTCCACTGTTCCCAGGTGGGGGTCGGGGCGGCTGTTGGGGTGACTGTCGATGTTGGCCTGGGGGTGACTGTGGGCAAAACTCCGGATTCGCGCATTTGGTTGATAATGCCCCCAAATATGCTAAGAGCAACAACAATCGCCAAGGCATAAAGCAGAAATCTTACGCATCCCCTTCCTTTTTTGGGCCGAGTAGGCGTATCGACTATTGGAGAAGCCATTGCGGTAGTTTTACCCTCCTTGCGCGTACAGTTTCGCCATGGCGGACTGTGCCGCGGCCGCGTGCCGGGTATACCTCGCCGGCATTCTGGCCGACTGCCAGCGGCCGTTCTCCATAATGGCGGCCAGCGACAGGTTGGCCGCAGCCAGGGCCTGGGCCGCACCTACCCGCAAGCTGTGGCCGCTGTAGCCGGCCCCCAGGCCGGCCGCCTGGCAGGCTTGGGCGATGCGGCGGGAAATCTGTCGTCCGCTTAACCGAAAAATCAGGTCGTCAGGCTCGTCTTCCGGCCGGATCGCCGCCAGCTCCGACAGTGCCAGAATCGCTGCCGGGCTGATCCACAACACCTTGCCTTCGCCGACCTGGTCCGTCTTCGAATACCGTACCAGCATCCGTCCCGACCCGTCATCTTCCCGACGAACGTCGGCCCACCGCAGCTGCGCAGCCTCAGACCGGCGCAACAAGCCGTCAAACATCACTGTGCAGAGCGCCACGTCCAGAATGCCGCGATCTCTGGCCTGAAATGCGCCCTCCAACCGCCCACCTCGTCCCATCCGGGGCCGCCTCGCCGTCGCCCGGATCGCAGCCAGGTCACTCATTGAGATGCCGAGGGCCTGCCGTTGCGCCCCAGCCTGACCCTGCCGGGCCACGCCGGCCATTACCATGCGCACACCGTCGCTCGTCACCGGGTTGTCGAGGCTATGCGAGCGGTGGTAGTAGCCGATGGCGGCCGCATCCCGGCGGACTGTGGCCGGCGCCACGTGCTGGGCCCGGAACACAACATACAAAGCGACGGCAACGGGCGCTGCCGGCATCGGTTGATAGTCGCGGCTTTGGCACCACGCCGAAAAATGACGCCAGGAGCTGCTGTAGACGCGGCGGGTCGAGGCCGCCAGCGCAGAGTCTGCAGCCGCGGCGATCATCTCGGCGTCAGCCGCGTCAAGCACGACGGACGTGCCTTGAATTTCGATGGGGTTTTGGGGGAAGTCTATGTTATCATGAAGCAGATTCACGAGCCCTCATCTCGTGGATAGGCCGGCCTGGGAACCAGATCCCTCGCCGGCCATCGCTTTCCGGGTGCACCAACCTTATCACACCCTTCCTATAGTCGTAAATCCGAAAAATTTTGAAAGTGGTTTGCGCGCGCGAGACACCCCCGCCGGTTCCGGGACGCCACCTGCCAGCTTTTGAAGGGGGTTATGCCTTGGCAGAACGCTCGGCAGCGGTCTTGACAGCGTGACAACTGGCGCACAACGGCTGCAGGTTGTCGACGCTGTGCGTTCCCGTTGGAAGAGGTACGATGTGGTCCACGAGCACGGCGGCAGTCAGCCTTCCGCGCTCGGCACAGTGACGGCACAGCGGCTCGCTGGCCAGCACTGCGTTGCGGATGCGCTGCCAGCGCTTGTCGTAACCGCGCTTGTGAGCGGGCGGGCGATTGTCAGGCAGACGATTGCGGACAGAGCCGCCGCAATGGGAGCAGCTGCCGTGGCGCACAACGCCGGGGCAGCACCTGTCAGGGCAAGCTCGATTCATGGCACGGCATCGAAGGAAAGGCCACGCGCCGGGCCCGGCGCGTGCTGGCTGGATCTTCGCATCGAGTCAGAGAAAAACGTCTGCGCTGGGCCCGGCGCGGTTTGGGCAGCTTGTCGCTTCGCATCAAGAGAAAGGCTGGACACGCAGTCGCCCATTTGATTCCTACCCCCTCCCCCCCTCTTTTTTACGGAGAGACTGTGACCCGCACCCGCACCCGGCTCGCTTCGACCGGTGTTGGCGACAGGTCGATTGCCAGCGAGTGCGTTCCTTGTGTCTGGATGTGGGTTGACAGATCAAGTTCTGCAGTGATATCCAGGCCGGACCTGCGCCCGTTGTCGACGCCGTACTCATAGGCCCCGGACCCTGGCCTCTCTATTTCGAACCTGGCCCTGACGTCATCCCCCGGGTTGGCGACGAAGTAAACCGGCGTACCCCCTCCCCCCCCATTTTCTGAAAAAGAGGTCTCAGCCACCCCCGGGTATACCCTGGTTGCCGCACGCGCGGCCAGGGAAGCCGTTTCGAACAGGTCCTCCAGCCGGCGTGCGAGAATGCTGATGTCATCGACGAGGCGGATCGACTGTCGTGTCGTCACTGTTGTGGCCTGCCGCAGGCCTGCAGCCTGGTCGAAGGTGGTCGACACCGACGCAACCCGGAAGCTGTCGTCGACGCGGGGGTCGCGCAATTTCATCGTTAGCTGGTGAAAGGGCCGGACCAACTGGCGCATTTCCTGCAGCACGATGGCGTAGCTGTCCTGCGGCTCCCCCAACTGACGCAAACGCTCGACGGCGAGCGCCAGCAAAATGTTGGCTGTGCCCGCCCGGCTATACGCTGCTTCGTCGTCCGGCACGAGGAAGCGGAAGGTATGCTCTCTGTGCCAGGCGCCGTAGCGGTCGTATGCGCTGCTGTGTGTCACCGTGCCCGCATCGGCGTCCAGTGCAAACCCCTCCGGCGCCGAATCGGTGGCGTCGGCAAGCCGGGGCGTATTGTCGGACGCAAACGGCGATAGAATTGTGACGATCTCCTTGGCGCTTGTCACCCGGGTCAGGTCAACAATGTGCGCTCCCAGGCCCCGGTCGCTGGAGGCCACGATGCTGAGCGGCGTGTAGTAGGTCCGCATCCGGATTGTGCGGTCGAAGTCGAACTGCAGCCGGGTGTTGAAAATCTCGGCGCACTTGCGAATAGCTCCCAGCAGGGAGGTCGCCGACAGCTGGAGCGCCAGCACCGTGGTGAGGACCTCGGGGTCGGCGTGCAAAGACCATCGATCCGGAAGCCGGGCGGCGAGAGCTGACACGACGTCTCCGTGTGAGGCGCCGGTGAACTCAAGGTCGACGCCGGGCCGGCCGAGGAGCTCGTGCTCGAAGCCGACGCCGGAGACGGTCAGCGTCGTCTGTGTCTGCTCTCGCTTTTCAGCCACATCCTGGACGATGCCGGCGCCGAGCACGGTAACATGCCCGCCGACGATGCCGTATGCGTAGATTTCCGACAGCCCCTCGATGCGTGCAGCCGAATCCTTTTCCACGGCTGAAAAAGAGAAGCGGCTGCCTTCGTTCCAGATCTCATCCTGCTGCCAGGTCAAAATGTCGCGCAGCGGGCCGTATCTCACACCGTTTGTGACGACGTCGATCCACATCATTTCGACCGTGTCTCCGGCGGGCGCCGGCGGGGCCGGGAAGAACGGTGCCGGATCCGGCGGCGCGGAGACGGACCCTCCTAATCCGTCGTCCCACAGCAGGCTGGCGTCATCGATGGCTGACGCGTCCGGATCGAAGATGACGGTGCGGATGGCAGTGGCGGTCGACACAGTTCCCCACACGTCGGCGCCGATCTGAAGGCTGGCCGGCTCAAGCCAGTCAAAGTTGCCGTCGCCGCGGACCAGCTCCGCGAGGGGAATGCGATAGACCGTGTACCAGGGCCGCACCTGGATGGCGAGCTGCGCCCGGGCCAGGGCTGCCGCATCGAAGGGGTGCGAGTACTCCGACCTGGTCGTGTCCGACGCCGTGGACATCTGCATCCGGACCTGGCCGTCGCCTGCCCGCGCTGCTGTCTCATTGCGGATGGCCAGCTCAGTGATATACCTGATGGTGCTGCCGGCAGCGAGCGCAGCGCTGTCAACCGAATTTTCCGCCTCCGCATTCAGGGCGGCGCCGGCGCGGTTGGGGTAAGGGCTGCCCAGATTGTAACCAAGTATCAAGTAGGTCTCGTCGGGGGAGGGCTGGGAGTAAACGATTGGCGTGGTGCGGCCGACAAACCAGATGCCGTCGACGGAGGTCGACGCGTCGTCTGAAAACAGGGAGCCTGAGGCCACTATGGATACTCCTCGTAAAACTGCAGGTCGACGGCGACGGTCCCCCGCCCGGTGTTTGTCGCGTCGACCTCTTCCACGGCTTCAATCCAGAACTCGCCGGGGGCCAGCCAGATTAGCGGCTGCACCGTGTGTCCCGACCCGGCCGACCACCTGGAATATGCGTTGGCGACGGCGGCAGAGATCTCGAGCGATGTGTCGGCCGTCACTTCCCAGATGCCGGCGGCCGGGTCTTCGCTGGCAAACTTGAAACGCCAGTGCCAGGCCTGGACACCGTCTGCGCCGAAAATGTCGAAGCTGGTGCCCCGGTTTGAAAAGGTCAGCCTGACGGTTGCCTGGCGCGCAGGCAGCAAACCGTCATTCGTGCCCTTTATGACGCTTTGGCTGGCCGACATATCCAGCGACCCTGTCACCGTTTTGCGGTTCGCAGACCGCCAGGCGTCCTGGGCGGTCTCGAAGCGGGGCGAGACGGTCGCGATCCGGATGGCGTCGGCAACGCGGGTCTGAAAGTCGACGGCAAGGAGACGCGCTGTTAGATAATGACGCGCCTTGTCGGACAGCCGTTCCCGCTCAATGCGCATCGACTGGCCGCGCATGCGCGTCAGGCGCTCGACCTGGATCTCGGCCGAGCGCTCAAAAGTCAGCGGGTTGTTGCTTTCATCTGTCAGCCTGTTGCCCGATTCGTCTGCAAAGGCCTGATCCGGATCTCCGATGTAGGTGCCTGTGAACTCTATCATGCGCACCGCAGGCGGGGACGGCTGGCCGCCGCGCGCGTCGAAAGGGCCGGCGAACCCCGTCTGCACGGCTGGCAGTGCCGGCGCCGGCGAGAGCTGCCACTGCCCGTTGAAACGCGGCAGTATTTCGTCTCCGAAGCGAGTCAGTCGATAGACGCTCATTTTTACCCGGGTAAACCCAGCCGCTGCAGGGCATCAAGCAGCCCCGTGCCCGATGCGCGGGCGATGCTGGCAGGAGAGTCGGTCCCGCCGCCAAAGTTTTGATAGACGGTGAGCTGAATCGGGCCGGCGGCCGCAGCTGCAGGCTGGGCCCCTGTGTGAGGCGCCAGTGCTGCGTCCAAAGCCGCCTGGAGGGCGTCGGCAATGCCGCGGGCCTCCTCGTTGATGCCCATGGCGATGCCCATGGCAAGCGGGCGGCCGACCTCCTTGGCCGCCACCATTGAAGGCGATTGAATCCCGAGCGCGCTCTTTGCGGCGTTCAGTGCGCGGCGCGCGGCAGCGGCAGCCGACCTGCCCAGGCTTGAGGCCGCACTGAGGACGCCGTTCTTGATGCCGTTGATGATATTCCGTCCAATGGAGCCCCAGTTGAGCCCTGTGAATCTGTTCTTGAAATTGAGATAGAGTCTTGTCGCCGCATTTACGATGGCCCTCCAGGCAGCAATCGCCGCTGCCGTAATCAAGTCCATTAGCAGCGTGCCAATGGCTTCCCAGTCCATCTCGTAGAATTTGGAGCCCAGGTCCTGGTAAAGGGTGGCCACATAGTCCACCAGCGCAGCCCAGACCGTTTCGGCGGCGTCTCGGATCAGCTGCATAAGGTTTTCGCCGATCGAAGGCCAGTCGAGTACGGCGAAGGCCAGCCCGATCAGATTGAAGAGCTCAGGCACATAGGTGACCAATGCGTTCCAGACCGTTTCGGCCGCTTCTCGAATGAGTTGCATCAGATTCGTGCCGATCGACGCCCAGTCCAGGTCTTTCCACGCGTCGGAAAGGAGCTGCCACATGGCGGATGCCGATGCGACGAGAAGCTCCCAGACGACGCCGGCTGCCAGTGCGACTGCATCCATGAGCGCGGTGCCGATGGCGCCCCAGTCCTGCCCGTCCCAGGCGTCCTTGA